GCTTGGAAGGCCCAGCAGGTCAGTGCTCGTAAGTGGAGCAAGGATCACGCCAAGCACATTATCCGCCTCCGTCACGAAGACATGGACATGGAGAAGTTTGGCACTGGCGACAGTTTCCCTGAGATGCTTCTCATCAACGCTCACAATGGCCTCGGAGGGTACACCCTACAAGGGGGCATCTTCCGCATGATCTGCTCTAACGGGATGGTGATCTCCGAACAAGATTTCGGCAGGATCCATATTCGTCACATTGGCTTCGAGCCCAAGCAGGTGCAGGACGCTTCTCGTCAGCTTATCAGCCAATCTTCGGAAATCGCGGATAAGATCGGTAGCTGGCAAGGGACGGAGCTTTCTGAGCGCAGCCGTAAGGACTTCTTTGCTGATGCCGCAAAGCTTCGCTGGGACTCTCCGCATGAGAGCATCCTGAAAAACCTCTCCACGCCTCGCCGTGAAGCAGATAAGGGTACTGATCTTTGGCGCACGTTCAACGTGGCTCAAGAGAACCTGCTCCGTGGAGGTTTCCGTAACGAGGGGACTAACCGAATGGTTCGCTCCATCTCGAACATTCAAAAAGATGTGAATTTGAACCAACAACTGTGGGAGCTTGCCTCTACATACAGTGAGGGCGTTGCTCTCAACTAATTCTTAGAGGGAGGGGTGTTTTCCCCCGTCCACTCCTCCCTCGTTTATTATCATGTTGGAAGGAGACTACAGAGAACCTTTGATGGTTGATGAGGATGGCTTGTACATCACTGTCGCCCAGATAAATTTCTTTTTGAACAGAAAAAACGGAGAAGAGCTTGTAGATAAGGGCTCTCCTGAATTCCTGAAGTATTACAGGAACTGCTGTCTCTACAATCTAGTGTACGACATGATGGAAGAAGATCCTGGTTGCGGCAGTATGTACTGGGACGACCTGACGGAATCGGTCGCTATGGCTTTCCCGATGGATGGAAAAGTATCTAGAGCCTTGGCAGCGATATCTTTGCGATACTCTCAAGAGGACGACGATGAATTCGGCCTTTTTAGCTAATGGGACACACATATAGAAAAGACAGAGAGGACTACAACACCTCTAGTAAAAAGAAACAGCGTAAACCAAAGAAGACTCAACTCAATCAATCCTATAATGTGATGAACTCTTTCGAGCACGATGAGTACGAAGAAGAGGAAGAGTTTGAGAAATTCAATGCAAGACGTAAAAGTAAATAACCCTGCTCCCGCTTATCTGACAGCAAAAAATGTAATCAGTGAAGAGTGTGCTAAAACACTCATGGAGTTGGTTGACGAACGGGGGAAGCGATCTGAATGGTCTTACAATCCTTGGTGTCTTGAGTATCAGATCGCCAACCCATTTTCTAAGGTCAGGACGAACAATGATGAGAAGATCATCTCTGTTCTTCCTGACCTATTTTCTATCGGAGAGAGCTTCCTGAGGCATATCAACTGGAGCTTCTCTAACACGGTATGTGATGTGGTCACAGGACACCACGGGTTCTGGATTTTGAAGTATGAAGAAGGAGGCTTCTTCGAGTCGCACTGCGATTGGGACTCAGGACCTAACGGCATCCGCCCACCTATCGTAGCAACTGCTGCGATCCTCCTTAATGATAATTTTGAAGGAGGAGAGACTGTCATTTTTAATTCTATGGGAGAAGAGACTATGATAGGGGGTGAGAAAGAAGTTGGGTCAGCCCTGGTGTGGGACGGGTTTACACAACATCAAGTGAATAAAATAACAAAGGGCACAAGATATGCTCTTGTCATTCACTATACAGGAACAATAAAATGAAGAATTGGTTTAGCAAGCAAGAAAAAACTAAGTTAGATTTCACTGCCAAGAACAGGCGCAGGGATCTAATTAACAGAACACTTAAGGTCCATCTAGAGCTAGAGATGGAGTATCCAGAAAAGGTAGACATCGTTCAAGCAATTAGAGATACCAAAACATCATTCGATCTACCTCCAGGGGTTGAGATGAAGGATGCACATCTGGCATTTGTTGAAATCCTCGGTGATCCTAATGCTAAAAAATGAGATTCTACCCTGGAAGCCCTTCGGCCTAGAGCTAACTCATGGCGAGTGGGAAGACATTGTTACTTGGTATGTACAAAAAAAGATCGCAGAGTCCCTAGATAATAAGGAGGGAAATTGACATGCCAACAAATTATGTCCCCAAGAACGCGATCCTCGGCCCCACCAGGATTCAGAGAATTGCTAAGAAGTTGATTGATGAGGCAGGAGAAGACAGGAAGCTGGCTCTCGATGCTCATAGATTTTTCAGAGGCATGGTTGACGATAATCCACAGGACTCTACTGCTAAGAGTCTGATGGTTGATGCACTTAAAGTAGCTCAAGCATCTAAGAATAATGTGGTCAAGATACTCAACCTAGTTGTAAAAATGGAGGAGTCTAAAGGTGACAACATCACCAAGGCTTCTAAAGGTTCCGGAAATTCTGTATTCAGCGAATTAGACAATTTATTAAATGAGTGAGCGCAAAACATACAGGGTCGTATGCCCTGAGCTTGATGTAATCCTTAACCTCAAAGGTCTTGTTGTGGAAGAGGAGATGGAGTTGTACAATCAGCTTCGAGAAAAGATTAGAACAGAAGCACAGCCGATTAAGTTCGATGAGTATAAGACGTTCATTGTCAGAAAGTTTCTAATAGACGTTGATGCTTTCTTTGAACTTTTTCCCGATGATGATATTGAGTTGATGCAGGAGGGCGTGGATGCCGCATATGAAGCTATCATCCGAATGTATCCTCCCTTCTCTCTTAACTTCATCTGTGAAGACCTAAACTCTGAGACCTTCTTCAAGGACCCTAGTAATAGTAATGCTATAGCTAGATTGAAGGAGCAGCTTCTAGGGGTAACTCAACGAGACACTGAAGATAGCGTACAGCTTCCTGTGGCCTTGTCATCAATCGAAGAGTTGAAGAGGTTGGAGGAGTACCTGCTGGAGAATATTGTGGGCCAGGAGGCTGCTATCAAGTCTCTGATGCGCTCTCTGAAGCTTATGGCCTCTGGACTCTCTGGACAGTCCTCGTTTCTCTTTGTCGGCCCTACAGGCGTGGGTAAGACGCAACTTGCAAAGCTGCTGGGAGAGAAGTTCAGTGGTAACTTCTACAAGATCAACTGCGCTGAGTATGCTGGTGGGCATGAGTACGCCAAGCTTATTGGATCTCCTCCAGGCTATGTAGGTCACACAGAGAAGTCTCTACTGGCTGAGAAGGCAGAGAAGAGTAACAGTTGGGTGTTCTTGTTCGATGAGATTGAGAAGGCTCACCACAAGCTGTACGACTTCTTGCTGAGTCTTCTTGATGACGGCACCTGCACTGATAACATGGGACAGGTTCTAGACTTTTCTCAGTCGATCTTTATCTTTACATCTAACCAAGGTGTTGGAGAGATCAAGCGGGAGTCTGTTGGCTTCATGTCTAGTAAAGAAGAAGTTTCCGATTCTGTTAGCGAGAGTGTTATCAAGAAGTCTGTTAAGAGACACTTCAGCCCAGAGTTCCTAAACCGTATTGATGATACTGTAGTGTTCAAACCACTTTCTAAAAAGGATGTGAAGGATATTGCTGCTCTACACTTGGAGAAGCTACCCATCATGACCACTCATGCTCTTGTAGAGTTTGTTGCGGACAAGGGGTACTCCCGCGAGTATGGAGCCAGGAACATTGCTAGGTTCATCAAGAACAACGTCTCCGATAAGGTTGCAGATGCCATCCTGAACGAGCTTGTCCCCAAAAATGGTGATGAGTTCTACAAGCCCAGGATCGTGCGAGGTGAGGTGAAAATCATCGACACCGAAAAATATAACGTCTCTTCCGTATGAAATCTCTGAAGACTGGGGTATAATGTAATGTCGAGGAGGAGCGAGTGGGTAACCACCGCTGTCAGAACACACCTCCTCGACACCAGACCACCCTCCAGTAGCTCATTGGTCAGAGCAGTGTTCTTATAAAGCATTGGTAGGTGGTTCGATTCCACCCTGGAGGACCAAACACCAAACCAAATTAATTATTATGGATACTAAACTAGCAGAAAAATACCTTTCCGAAGCCCTTGAGGGGGCTGAACAAGCGCAAGAGCAAATTGGTCGAGCCGTCGAGCAGATGGAAGCCCAACTTGGAAATGCAAAAAGCCAGCAGGACTCTGTTGCTCAGGCTATCGTCGATCTAAAAGGACTTCTTGGCCTGGAGGATGAGGATGTCGATCAAGCTGAAGAAGTCTGATAAGATTACTTTCGGCTTCTTCCGCAACGAGAAGAAAGCTGAGGAGTACATCGAGCACTACAAGAAGTTTCGTATGAAGAAGGGTGTTGATCCCAACTTCTTTGTAGTGAAGCGTGACCGTAAGAAGGCAGGACAGAAATCGTTTGAGGCGTACTGCCTGATTCCCCGATAGCTCAGTTGGTAGAGCAAGCGGCTGTTAACCGCTGTGTCGCAGGTTCGAACCCTGCTCGGGGAGCCAGGGGATGTAGCCCAATCGGCAGAGGCAACAGACTTAAAATCTGTCAAGTGCGGGTTCGAATCCCGCCATCCCTACCATACATCGGGGGTGAAACGGTATCGACAGGTTGGACAGCGAAAGCGGGACGATTATAGCCCACAGGTTAAAGTTCTACGTTCTTCCTGGACGCGCGTTCGATTCGCGCCACCTCCACCATACACGCCAGATTAGCTCAGTGGTAGAGCACTGCTTTTGTAAAGCAGCGGTCGTCAGTTCAAGTCTGACATCTGGCTCCAATATACATATTATCATGCAAGTAAAAGAAGAATACAACGGCGGTTGCTGGGTAGGTTTTTATATTATTCTATTTGTGTTATTCTCTTTTAAAGCGTGTAACATGTAACGGGGTGTGGCGCAGCTTGGTAGCGCGTCCGCTTTGGGAGCGGAAGGTCGAAGGTTCGAATCCTTTCACCCCGACCATACAACGCACCCGTAGCTCAGTGGATAGAGCAACGGACTTCTAATCCGTAGGTCATAGGTTCAAATCCTATCGGGTGTACCACTATAATAAGGCATGACCTGGGTAGAAAAACTAAAGGAACACTGGGAAGACATTCTTGAAGAGTATCTCAAAATTCATGGTGCCACGCCTTACTTTGAAAGAGATCTCTACACGGGGGATTGGGATGTCTTCCCGTTTCTTTTTTTTGATCAAGTCTTTGAAGACGGTATTAAGTTATGCCCGAAGACTTGGGGGTTACTTAAGGATATCCCAGGACTCGTCAATGCATCATTCTCTATTCTAAAGCCTGGGACAGAGATTGCTCCGCACACGGGGTTTACTGATCAAGTATACAGATATCATTTAGGTATAAAAATACCTGACGACTGTGGTATGATAGTAAACAACAAACTTATCTCCTGGGAGCCAGGACAACTACTATTATTCGATGACACACAAGAACACTCAGCATACAACAGAAGCGACGAAGAAAGAGTCGTATTGCTCTTTGACGTTGAACGAGGTAAAGAAATGCATCTCGGAACATGCAGCCTATTGGATTGATTTGTATAATAAGTGCCCTGTCAATGATCGCAATGAATCCATCACAGACTTTGCAAAAGGGTCATACATGGCTTGCTTGGAGATGAAAAAACGGGTAGAGGAACTACTAAATGAAATCGAGTGACAGTTACGACAGTATTGGCTGGGACGTAGGGCAGCTAGTACAAGCTAAACAAAATGCCTACGGTGATTCCTTCGGACGTAGTGGGGAATGCCTTCGTCAGATGTTCCCTAATGGTATACAATTAAATCAATATGATGATCTATTGACAATCGCTCGTATACTAGATAAACTATTCCGAATCG